ACCGACACGACGATGACGTGCTCGCCCTTGAACTGGATGATCTGGTTGGGGACGATGCTCTTGATGGTCGTCGTGCCGAAGTCGAAGGTGGTCGTGGCGTCAGAGCTGATCTGCGTGTTCAGGTAGACCTGAATGGCGCCGGTGTTGCCCTCGAACCACGTCATCGTCTTCTTGCCCACATCCACCTGCGGCATGAGCAGGCCGTTCGCCAGGGCGATGTCGCGCAGCGGGTAATCGCCGGGCATGAGCTTGGCGAGGAAGCGGGTCTCCGCTTCCCGGTTCACGTTCGTCACGGCGGTGAGCACGTGACTGAGCATTCCAGACTGTTCGGCCATGATAGCCGTCCTTTCTTACCGATAGGCACCCTCGACGTGCTCGCGGAAGGCCTTCTGTCGAGCTGCCGGATCGGTGATCTTCTGAATCTCTGCGAGCTGTGCGGCCCGCTGTGCGTCGTCTGCCCGCGCCCCCGGCTGCCCCGGCTGGTTGCTCGGGGTCCCCACGGACTCGGGTGTCGTCTTCAGCAGTTCGTTCAGAGCCGGGGCCAGGTCCGGCCACTTCTCTGCTCGCTGCTCGGGCGTCATGGGGCGCGCTTCGGCCACCAGCGAGTGCCACTCGGAGACCGTCATGCGCCCGGCGTTGTCGGACTGGTAGGCTGCCTGCGCCGCCGCGATGCTGGCGGCGATGGCGCTCTCGTCGGCGCCTTCGACCATGCGCTTGTAGGCGGCGGGCAGCGTCGGGGCTTGCTCCATGATGAGCCGTGTCCGCAGGGCGTCGGCCTGAGCGGCCTGCGCCTGGGCGACGGCCCGATCGCGCTCCTGCTTGGCCTCCTCGGCCTCCAGCTTCAGGCGCTCGGCTTCATCCAGCTTGGCGCGCTCGGCAGTCGTCTTCTCGTCCTCAAGCTCCTTGAGGCGCGCCATCGCAGCGTCAAGCTGCTTCTGCGCCTCCTTGGCCTTGGCTTCAGCGTCGCGCCGGGCGGCGGCAGCCGCCTTGTCGGCCTCGGCCCTCGATACCATCTCGCCCGCCTGCGTCTGCGCGGTGGCGGTGTCCGCGTCGGTGTGCGTCTGCTGCTCGCTCCCGGTTGTCTGCCCGGTCGGGGTGCCGGGGGTGTCGTCTGCCATCTGATGCTCCTCTCCGCGCTCGGGGCGCGGGTGATAGAACTGCGAAAAGCCCCGCCGGTGAGGGCGAGGCTTGATAGGTGTGTCGCTTTGAGCTGTTGGAGCCAGGGGCGCATTGCGGGTGCGCTGCTATACCGCCAGAGCTACCCCGGCCCGTCAACGGTCATGGTGGTGCGCGTCGGTTGGGTTGTCAGCTACGTCCGCAGGGCTTCTTGCGCGGCTCGCCCTTGGCGGTGCGTGGGTGGCTTTGGTCGCGGCCCCCGCCCTGCTTGAACGGGGCCGCCTTCTTGCCGGCGAAGGGCTTGGCCATGAGTGACCTCCAGAATCAGAAAAGCCGCCCTCGATTGAGGACGGCTTCGGTGTGCTTGGTGGGCCGTGCTGGATTTGCACCAGGTCCTGCCCGGATGGCTCCGGGTGCCAGCGGCTCACCCGCTGGCTCGGCCCGCTATCGCAGCAGCGGGGCCACGTGTCCGCGCCGCGCTTGCTGCATCATGTACAACACCCGTCCGCACGGGTCGCTGACGCGGCTCAGGTGGCGCGCCAGGCGCTCGACGTTGGCCTGTGGCGCATGACTACGCACGAGGGCGACAGACACCGCCACGGCGAAGCGTCGCATGACTGTGGTGCATTGTGCGATGGCCGTCGACAGCTTATGGGCAACGTCGGCTATTGCTTCTCCGAAGGTCTGGGCGAAGCGGCGGATGGCGGCGGCCCTGGCTTGCCATTGCTCGGGGGTGAGGTCGGTCATGGCTGTACCGCCTGCGCGTATTCGGCGCCATCGGCTATCTCTGCTATGCTCGGCCCATTTGGGAGCATCCTGCCATGCAGAAGATATGCTCCCACGCGCGCGCATTGCGCAGTGATGCCACCAACCACCGCTGCGTCCTCGGTCTTCTGCGCGATCACGGCGGGGAATGCTTTGGCCCACGCCCACACTTCCCCTGGAATCTCGCGATCCAATGCCTGCCGGAACTCGGCAATCATCTGTTCCGCATTATAGGCACGCGCCATCAGCTCGATCATGGCCAGCCCATTGGACTGAGCGAGTTGAAACAGCTCGCTTTCCATGGCCTTCTTGGACATCAGCGAGCACCCCCTGCCTGAGCTATTAGCGGCTGCAGGGCCTTCTCGCGGTACGCCTGAAGCACCGCATCAGCACGACCATCCCGAAGCAACTGCTCGACTCGCTCCATGCGCGGGAGCAGCGCCTTTGACATTGCCGCGACAGCCATCTCTGTCGCTACATTCTTCTCGGAGAGATTCGCCATGCGGTTGAGCACAGCGAGCAACTCCCGCACGGGTGCTCGTTCAACGGCGCACCTGTTCCTCTGGTCCCTGCGTGGCCTATGGGGACGTGTGCGATCTCCACAGCCTGTCTTGCTACACGTCCGGCAGTCATCTGCGCAAACCATCTGTCTCGCCCTCTTTCTGGCAGCCGGGCCGGGGGAGGGCGAGTCGCCCCGGCCCTGGCCGCCATATCGTGTGTGCTCCGAGTCTATCACCTCGCCCGTGCTCCGTCAACGGTCATGGTGGCCCGCGCCCCGCCTCGCTTCCCTCCGCCACCCGCCGCCGCAACTGGTCGAAGAAGTGATCCAGCGCCGCCCCGGCCTGTGGGTTGTTCAAGATGCAGTCCGGCACGCGCTCCGTCTCCGTCCGGCCGCGACACGCCGCCACCAGCAGGAACGCCTCCGGCTCCTGTGTCGCCGCGAAGCTCACGTCGCCGTGACGGTCCTGCGCCCGACAGAGCGCCTCCCATACCAGCGCCGGGCAGCCCGCGGTCGTGGATACTGGTGCCATGCCCCCATTATAGCCAGCCCCCGGCCCGGCGGTTCTTTTTCTTCAGTCCACGATGTACGGCACGGCGCTATGTGTGCAGTTCGGCCCGAACAGGTGGCTGGTGGCCCGCGCGTGATCCACGCTCGCGACGACCTTCCGCCCGCCGACCGTCTGCCCCACGCTCTTCCCGGTGATGCTCAGCAGCTTGCCCTCATATTCGTCGCACGAGTCCTTGAAGCGGGTGTGGGGGATGACCTCCACCAGATCCTCGCCGATCTCCACCATGCGGTTCTGCAGGCCGTGCCGCTGGGCCTCGTGGGCCACGGTGCGGGAGACCATGCTGCTGTAGGTCTCCATGTTCCACTCGCGCCCGGCCCGGTCAATGAAGCAGGGCACCCCGCGCCGCTGCAGTTCCCCGACGAACGCCCGGCTGGCTTCCTGCCGGGTCATGCCCTGGGCGAACGCCTGTTGCATCGAGCGCAGGCTCGCGTCGCGAATGCGCAGTTGCACCTGCCCCTCGGCCGTGTCGCGCAGGTAGTCAAGTTCGGTGAGCCCGGCCGGGATGGTCCGCCCCTTGCCGGCCAGTTCGGCCATCTTCTGAGCCCGCGCCACCATGTCCCCGATCCGCTGGGCGCAGTAGCTGTTGGCCTCCTGCAGCGGCAGGGCCACGTTCTCGGCCAGTAGGCGCACCGCCTCGTCGTGCATTCGCGCCATGCCCAGGTCCATCGGCGTCCACTCGCCAGGGTGCGCGAACTTGCTCAGGCCGCCCGGCTGTAGGTAGCCGTCCGCTGTCCACAGGCCGCGCTTGTACAGGTCGGGCACGTGCGTCTCGGTCCAGAACGCCGTCGTGGCATTCAGGTCGTCCAACATGCGCTCGACCTGGGCCAACTGCTGCGACGTGAAGGCCTTCCGCCAGCTCGTGATGTCCCCGCGCGCCATGGTCTTGAGGAGCCGCCCCTGCACGTCGCCGTAGGCGCTGTAGAGCTGCTCGGAGATGGCCTCAATCTCATCTGGCGTGTAGGGCCGGAACTTGGCCACGGTCGCTTCGGTGGGCATGACCTACTCCGCCCCGGTCTACGCCCCGATGCGCCGGATGCCGCTGCCGAACGCCACCTGCGGCACCGCCGGCAGTCCGCCCTGCTTGCCCTCGATCCGCGCGGCCATCTCCTCAGCGGCAGCATCCGACAGGCCGTGCAGCACCTTCAGCGCCGCCGCCCGTTCGGTGAGTCCGTTCTCCAGCAGTAGGGCCTGCTCCTCGGCGTCCTCGATGCTCATGCTGGGCAGGCCGTCGCCGAAGGTCAGCGTGATCTCGCTCGGGTCCAGCCCGCGCGGCCGTCCGCTCACGCCGGCTACCGGGTGGTTCGGCTGCGCGGCCAGTTGCGTGATGATCGCGTACAGTTGCTTGAGCGGGGCCTCGAAGTCGCTCTGCTTCTGGCGCGCGCTGTCCCCGGTGTTCATCTGCTCGAGGCGCAGCGCCCGACCGCTGGCCGGCGCGCTGCCCGCCTCCCGCGGCGTGAGCGAGGCGGTGTCTACCCCGGCGGTCATGGCGAAGGCCTCGCGGCAGTCCTTCAGGGCCGCCTCCACGGCGCCGAGTTGCGCGTCCCACGTCACGACGCCAATCGGGGCGCTGGCGTCCGGCGGCACGGGGATGTACTTGGCCCGCGCGTTGACGGCGCCCTTCTCGTCGGCCAGGTCGGGACCGTACTGCCAGGGCTCCACGAACTTGTCGAGCACGTCCGACCGCTGGGTGAGGCGGTTGTCAATCTCGCCCTGCAGGCCCAGCAGGTCAAAGCTGTAGTCCGACGTGCCCCATAGGGCCATCGGGTTCGGGCGGTTGGGCACGTGCACCACCAGCAGCCCGCGAACGCCCGTGTTGGTCTCCTCCTGGCCCGCGAGCAGCGCCGTGGTCGGGTGGGTCTCCAGCGGCACTTCATCGGTCGTGAAGTCCACATGGTAGCCCTGGCCGTCCTTGGTCAGGCGGTAGAGCTTGTTGAGCACCCAGCCGATCCCGTCGCGCAGCTCGTGCCGCTTGCGCCACAGGTAGTACGTGTCGCGCCAGGCGGTCAGCAACTGGTCAATGTTCCAGGCCAGCGCCCGCGTGGTATCCAGCGGGTGCGTCTCGGGAAAGCAGATCGCCGGGTCCACCAGCGAGACGAGGATCCGCTGGGTCGCCGCCTCATAGGAGACTTCGTACATCGAGTCGCCGCGCCACGAGGCCCCCACGCAGGCCAGCAGGTGCAGGGAGCGCAGGTTGTTCATCGCCGCGACCATGGCAAGCACGGCGGCGTCGGCGTCGGCTCCTTCCGGGGTGCCGACCTGGACGCCCTCGGCGAAGGCCCGCTCGGCCAGCAGGTCGCTGGTGCGGCTGCACAGATTGCAGACGATGTACGGGCGCTTCGGATCGCGCGTGAAGTGGAACTCCTCGCCCTCCACGGCTACCAGCTTGTCGCGGGACTCGACCGGGACGCCCTTGTCATCGAGCAGGTACCGGGTGAAGACCCGGTCATGGCGGCCCGCGTACACCAGGGCGTTGCGCTCGTAGCGCAGGCGGCGGGCGTTCTCGCTCGTGGGCGGCCAGAGTGGCTTGCTGCTCTGGCCCGTAACCAGTTCAGACACAGCGCGCCCTCCTCTGGACAGGAAGCCCGCGAGGGTCGCGGGCAGGCTCGTGATCGTGTCGCGTAGCGATGCCATGTTGTCTCATGGTTAGCGGTAGAAGATCGAGGTCTGCGGCTTGATGGGATCGCGCTTGCCGCCGGTCATGCCAACGATGCCATAGCGGAGCGCGTCGGGTCCGTGATCGGCGGACTTCTCGGGCTCGTCGTTGCGTATCTTGCCGTCGCGCCCGCGCTTCCAGCAGTACGCCTCCAGCTCCTTGCGCAGGTTGGGGCACTTGTCGGGATCAAAGGCCAGTCCGGCCGACTGCGCCGCCGCAACCGCGCTGATGCCGGGTATCACGGCGTTGTCGGCAGCAACGGCGTGCAGGCCGGCGCGCTGGAAAGACCGGATGTTCTCGGGCTCGCTCGGGTCGCAGTAGAATATCTCGATGCCGTGTGCCTGCTGCAGCCGCTTGGCGACTGTGACCCAATCCTCGATGCCATCGTTCGCCACGACCGGGCGCTCTGTGGCGTAGTCCTCATCAACGACGTAGAGTTTGCCCGCGTTGTTCTGCTTGCAGACGACGATGACGCCAGGGTTCGTCCAGCCCCAGTCCACGCCGGCCCCGCACCGCCGCGCCTTCTCGCCTTCCGGCCAGCGTTCCAGCACGTCGGCAATGCCGGGCCAGATGACACCCTCGAATGTGACGAACTCCCCGTCCAGTTCCTGCTTGGCGAACTGCCCGACGTATGATCCACGCAGCGACCTCACGTAGTCGGCGCCGAGGTTGTAGTTGTCTTCGGTGCGGCAACGGGTCAGGTGATACTCGGCAGCGTCCTCCAGGGGCTTGCCGTCCGGGTCCTGCTTGGCGTCGAAGAAGCGCCAGAGCCAGTTCCGCCCTCGCGGCGTCGTTGTGATCCAGCCGCCCTGCGGGAAGCGGGGGTCGCGGACGCGGCCCTGCAACACCTGGAAGGCCTCGCCGTCGTCGCGCACCTGGCCGGCCTCGTCAAAGCCAAACCAGGACAGGTTTGGGCCGCGCAGACTATCTGGCTCCTCGGCATACCCGAACCAGACGGTGCTGCCGTTGACAAACTCGGCATACCAGTCCGACTTGTTGAAGCTGATTAGGAACCCGTTGGCCTTCCGGCACTCCTCGCGGAACTCAACGAGGATGGACTTCTTCAGCTGCTGCAGCGTCGGCGACACGAAGATTCCGCTGCATCCTGGAAATGTCGCCGCCCAGCGCAGGGCCTCGGCCACGTTGGCCTTCGACTTGCCCGACCCGATGCCGCCCACATAGGCCCGGTAGCGGACGTGGCTGCCGGCAATGTTCGGCGTGATGGGCAGCGGGCCGGCGTCATGGAAGGCGCGCTGCGACGGCAGCGGGTAGTAGTCAGGCGTTATCCGTATGCGCACCGCTGCCGGGGTTCCTCTCAATCGTCACGGTCGGCACTTCGATGACGATGCCCCCGCCGTCGGCTCCCGTATGCTCCTGCCGCGTGATGTCCCCGGGCACCCCGGCCAACACGGCCTTCATCTTCAGGGCGTTGCCGAGCGAGTTCACCGCGGCGTCGAGGCTGTTGGCTTCCAGGTCCGCTGTGAACTCGACGACCTGGCCGTCCTT